GGATGGTCTGTGGAAAAGACTTCCACACTTGATAGTTTCTTCGTGTAGTGCTATAATAGGGAAAAGAACTGTGATTATGGATTTACCAATTACCAGTGAAGAACTGAATACTATTGTAAATGCAATGTCTTTTGGTGGAGATACAAAACTTTACAAAAAACTAAAATTAGTAAAAGAACTTATGGAACAGGGTTTGCCATATAAAAAAATTCTTCGGGAACAGTACGGGATGGTGGCATAATGGACTTTCTAAAAGATATTCTAAAAGAAATCAAAGATGAATATACAAACATTGCATCTGATATTGTTGAAGAAGAAACGTATGTAGACACTGGTTCTTATATCTTCAATGCACTAGTCAGTGGATCTATTTTTGGTGGTGTATCTGGCAATAAAATTACAGCAATTGCTGGAGAAACATCAACAGGTAAAACTTTTTTTAGTCTTGCTGTTGTAAAAAACTTTCTGGACAGTAATCCAGAAAGTTATGTTCTCTATTTTGATACTGAAGCAGCGATTACTAAGTCACTTTTGGAAAGTCGTGGCGTTCCTACTGATAGATTAGTAGTTATTAATGTTGTAACTGTTGAAGAGTTTCGTAACAAGGCACTCAAGGCTGTAGATATATACTTAAAGAAATCTGTAGATCAGCGCAAACCTTGTATGTTTGTGTTAGACTCCTTAGGAATGCTTTCCACCGATAAGGAGATTACTGATGCTCTAAGTGAAAAACAAGTTCGTGACATGACAAAATCGCAACTTGTAAAGGGAGCATTTAGAATGCTAACTCTAAAACTTGGGCAAGCGAATATTCCTCTTATTGTTACTAACCATACCTACGATGTTATTGGTTCTTACGTTCCTACAAAAGAAATGGGTGGTGGCAGCGGGCTTAAGTATGCCGCTAGTACTATCATTTATCTCAGCAAGTCGAAAGAAAAGGAAGGAACAGAAGTCGTTGGAAACATTGTCAAAGCAAAGACTAATAAATCGCGTCTAACACGAGAAAATAAACAGGTAGAAGTTCGTCTTTTCTATGATGAACGAGGACTAGATCGTTATTATGGGTTACTTGATCTTGGGGAAAAACATGGTATCGTCAAAAAAGTTGGTAGCAGATATGAGATTAATGGCACTACAGCATATGCTAAATCAATTTATGCTGAACCAGAAAAGTATTTTACTGATGAACTAATGCAGTATCTAGATGCTGCAGCGAAAATGGAGTTTACTTATGGCGGAGAGGGTTCCACTGACGATACTGAAGAACCTACTAAATCGTGAAGAGTATACTCGTAAAGTATTACCTTTCATCAAAGCAGAGTATTTTGATGAACGAACCGATAAAGTAGTTTTTGAAGAGATAGGTTCTTTTATAACGAAGTATGATAGTCTTCCTCTCAAGGAAGTTTTGTATATTGAGTTGGAAAAAAGAACAGATATAACTCAAGATGAATTCAAGTTATGTGAACAACTTATTGCATCTCTTGATCCTTCTGATGTAGATTTTCAGTGGGCTCTTGATACCACTGAAGAGTGGTGTAAAGAACGTGCTATTTATTTGGCATTGATGGAAAGCATCAAAATTGCTGATGGGCAAGATGAGAAAAAAGGAAGAGATGCTATCCCTTCAATTCTTTCTGATGCTTTGGCAGTTAGTTTTGATAATCATGTTGGTCACGATTACATAGATGATTACCAAGATCGCTACGCATATTATCACAGGGTCGAAAGTAAAGTCCCCTTTGATCTTGAATACTTCAATAAGATTACTGCTGGTGGTGTCTCTAACAAAACTCTTAATATCGCGCTTGCTGGCACTGGTGTCGGTAAATCTTTATTCATGTGCCATTTCGCTTCCAGCGTTCTCGTTGCAGGAAAAAATGTTTTATACATTACACTTGAAATGGCAGAAGAAAAAATTGCAGAAAGAATTGACGCAAATCTTCTCAACACTAACATCAGGGAAATTGGTGAATTACCAAAAAACACCTTCTTTAAAAAGATCAATGCACTCAGTTCACGAACCAATGGGAAATTGATTGTAAAAGAATACCCTACTGCATCTGCACACGTAGGGCATTTTAGATCACTTCTCAATGAACTTGCTCTGAAGAAATCATTTAGACCAGATATTATTTTTGTAGACTATTTGAATATCTGCTCGTCTTCTCGCTATCGTTCTGCAGTTAATGTAAATTCATATTCTTATGTGAAAGCCATTGCTGAAGAACTTCGTGGATTGGCGGTAGAGTTTGATCTTCCTATTGTTTCTGCTACTCAAACTACTAGAAGTGGTTTTACTAGTTCCGATCCAAATCTAACTGATACCTCGGAAAGTTTTGGTTTGCCTGCTACTGCTGACTTGATGTTTGCTCTTATCAGTAGTGATGAACTAGAACAACTGGGTCAAATTATGATCAAGCAATTGAAGAATAGATATAATGATCCTACCATCAATAAGAGATTTGTTGTTGGTATTGATCGTGCTAAGATGCGTCTTTATGATTGTGAACAATCTGCACAAGACAATATTCTTGACAAGGGAGACGAAGAGGAGTATAATAATGATGATAGTAAATCATCAAAAGCAAAGTTCAACGATTTTAAATTCTAATGGCATTTGAAAAATATAAACAGTTTGTTTCTGAAGTAACTAGCCCTGCATCTAGTGATAAAAATGCATTTGTTTCTCGTATTCAAGAACTTGAAGATGGTGGTCTAGAAATTCATCGGCTTCTTACTGGTGCAGTTGGTATTTCTGCAGAAGCGGGTGAGTTTATGGAAATTGTCAAGAAAATTATTTTCCAAGGTAAGCCCGCTAATGAAGATAATCTTGAACATTTGAAGATTGAACTGGGGGATATTCTTTGGTATGTTGCACAAGCATGTCTTGCTCTTGATATTTCTCTAGAAGAACTAACAGACATGAATATCAAAAAACTTTCAAAACGGTATCATGAAGGAACCTTTGATGCATACTATTCGGAAAATCGAGCAGCGGATGATCGCTAGATAAATACCCCCGTAAGGGGGATTTTTTATGGCAATCGACAAGGGTAAGCAATTTGAATACGCTATCATGCTTTCTGCATATAGTAGGATTACTAATCCTACCCTTGGAGAACAGAATGAAATACGTAAATTATCATTTCAACCAATTGAACCAGTAGTTCAAACTGCTGCTAATGAAATGATGAATAAAATTCAACCATCTAATCCTCAACAGTTTTATAAATCTTTTCGTCAGCTTGGCGGTTCTAGTCCAGAACCAAAGACTGATGTTCTTTTTATAAGGGACGGCATCAAATATAGATGCTCAATGAAATGGGGAGATGCATATCAACTATCAAGTGCAGGCATTCAAGGTACAGTAAAAGTATTGAATGATGTTCTATTCAAAGTTGCAATGGAAGGTGGAATGGGTGCTATGGAAGTAAAAAGAGTTGCAATGGCTCTTGATGAATTATCTCAAACATTAGGTGAAGGACCAAAAAAACAACCACAACCTGTTATGAAAGCAATTCTTGAAGAAGCAAAAAGATCTGGAGGATTGACTGAAAAACTTCAAGGTATTTTAGGTTCAAGAAAAAATCCTGAAGGGGATAAATTGTTTTTATCTTTCAAACGAGAACTTGTAAGAGAATCACTAACTGGTGCAATGACTTTTGGTGCTGGCAATGATAAGACTGCCAATTACATTCTCAATGAAAAGGAACTGAAGCCTATAAATGATAAATTAGTAAATGAGATTGCTGATAAAACTTATATTGATATTCGATTGAAAGGACGTGGAACTGATCCATCTGGTGTTAGACTAAACGAAGCAGTAATTAGAATTGAACCAGTAACATGAATGAACTTGTAGATGAATTGATCACTTCATATAAGTCTCTAAGAAGACGAAAACAAATTATGAAGCGTGAAATTGAAGATTTTATGCGATTTTATATTGCATCTATTGAGAACTGCAAAGAAGACAAGACTAAATATTTGCAGTATAAGACGCTAGGACTAGCGTTTATTGAGAAAAATAAAACTCAAATCTATCAGAAAATCAGTGAAGCAGTTCAACCAGTTTATCCTAGAAGCACGAACCACCCAAGCATCGCAGCAAGCAAAGCGTTTGGGATTGGTAGGAAACGGGCATGGTGA